GCTATAATCAGCCAACCCACATAGATCCTTTATTCCTAATTGCGATAAGGGAAACGCAGTAAGATAGTCAATATCCTACACTATCATAATATCTCGTTATAGGTGTCAAAAACTGTCATTTTACTGTCAAATTTAGTATTCTCCTAATTCTTCGGCTAGTTTAGACACTATTTTCTTCTTGATTCTATGCGCTGTACTTTCAGAGATGTGTATGTCATAACAAACCGCAATCAAAGTCTTTTTATTAAAATAATACTCTTGAATGAATTCGCGTTCTTTCCTACTTGATGTGTTGATTATACGTTCAATCGCACTCTTAAACTCAAGAATTTTACCTCTTCGTATACTACAAAGATAATTAGTTACTGCCATTTCTGTTTTTGATGTATTAGATGGTACAAACTCCCCGCCTATATTTGTATCTGTTGGAATCCACGGTGTCATTATTTCACTTCTTAAATCTTCAAGTTGTTTATGATAATTAGGATAATCGCACAACTCGTCTTCTAATTTCCGAACTGTTGATAATTTTAATCCGTATTTCTTTTTAGTCATGAATACCCTCCGTACAAATATGTTTAATCTTCAAAATGTCTCAATCTACTTCTTAATATCTCTATCTACCGCTCTTTAACTTTCACATCGCCTTTTAACTGTTCAGCTTGCAACATCACACCAAACAATAAGATGACTAGTAATATAATTGCTATGACTAACCACATCATCTACTCTGACACCTCCGCCCTCATCAAATCAGACTGATCGCTCAACTTTGCGAAGTCACTCGGCGCCTCTACATCATCATTAGCCGTCATCATAATATATACTTGCTCCGTTACATACTTACCTAACTCATACATTGCTAGTAAGAATAATAGTCTTAGTATTTGTTTAATCATCATTGTCATCTCCAGTATCAATTAAACTAGGCATCATTCTTAACATAGCCCTTAATTCATGTTCATTCATATTAGCCATCATAGGACTGTAAAATTCACTGTCTTTATCATTAATTTCTTTAATGAAATCATCTTCAATCTTAGCTTTTTCTTCAGGTGTTTTATTTTTATATTTTTTGATTATTTCAGTGTACTTTTTCGGGAATTTCATTTTAGGAATATTAATCATCGTCTGCCTCCTCAACATTGATCCCAACTATATAACCTTTGTTCAATACAAGTTCTCTGCCATAATCTTTTTCTATCGTTAAATAGTCATCATCATTTCTAAAATTGTCCAAAACAAATACTATTTCGTTAAATAATTCATCTTCATGTAATATCAAACTACTACCGTCATGTAATAAAATTCTCAGCTGATTCATTTCCCACGCTCCTCAATAAGTGTGATTGATTCAATCGTATCTGTTTTAATATACGTTGGCTGTTTGATTATATTACTTACGTAAATAAAACCATTAAAATTTACCGTTCTTTCAACATATTTTTCAAAAGGTTCAGCTGTTTTTACAAAATAAACTCCACCTGAAATAGTTTTAATTTTAACATCCGTCATTTCCCACACTCCCTTATATTTTCAAACAACTGACCCACTTTAATAACTGCATCTCTTTTAACTTGCGCCTCGTACTTCTCTTTTGCTTCTTCTTTACTCTCTGCCTCAACAACTGTAAAGCTTTGATTGCTCTTAGCTCGAGTTATGTGTGTATGCTTACGTCCTGTTGAATCTTTGAATGTTGTAACTAAGTATTGTATCATTTCCCCAAAACCTCCTTGACTCGATCTAAGATGTCTTTACACTCCGCTACTTCCGAAGCCTTTTGCTCCACGTTCTGAAACACTCTCGAATTCCTCCACTTGCTTTAGTTCCGGTGTCCATATAGGCACGATAACCAATTGAGCTAGTTTGTCGCCTTTGTTTATGACATAACTACCATTCATAAATAAAATTTTATCTGATGGATGTGGTGGGGCATACTTTCCGTCTATCCCAGCAACATTTCGACTAAAGTTACCATCATCCCAAATCTCTAACGTTTCAATATCATTCTTGATATTAATCCCTAAATTGCCATGATATCCCGCGTCTATCTTTCCTGTTTCAATCACTAAATACGTTTTACTACTTACACCACTACGGCTAGTTAATAGCCCGACATAGCCCTCTGGTATACTTACAGCTACATCTGTTTTAATCACTGCCTTTTCTTGCGGCTCAAGTACGACGGTTTCGGCTGAGAATATGTCATAACCTGCATCTGTCTTATGATTTCGTTCGGGCATTCTAGCATTTTCTGATAATAGTTTTACTTGTAATGTGTTAGTCATTTTCCTGCTCCACATCTACATAAATTTCATACTCATCACAATCAAATGGCACTTCCATTCTCGCAATATCATGCGCCTCATTTTCTGCTTCGTCTAAACTTTCAGCCTCGATAGTCTCTTCAATCATGCCAGTGTATGTGATTTGAACATTAAATTTTTTCATCTTCCTGCTCCTCCTCATATTTATAGACAACTTGACCCGTCATAATCCCTACTGCTTCATCAAGTTCAATATCTTCTTTGAGTGCATCTTGCATAGCATTAGGTAAACCCTCAAGTATTTCATCAAACGCTTGTGCTTTCTTATACACGTCCTCAATCTCTTTTAGTAATCCCTCTGTGTCATTGCCGTTATACGCACTAGCACTTATAACGGACTGTTCTATTTGTTCACGGTTATTCATTAGTGTCATCCTCCATTTGTCCTAAAAATTCGTAGAACTCATTTGTTCCGTCTAATTTGTCCATTCGGTACAATATAGCACTTGCGTTGATTTTAGCTCCCATGTTTATAGCTACTGCCTTGTTCGCTCTACTCTCAATCTGTAGTTCGTTAAGTCTAAAACGGTAAAATTCGTATCTTCCAAGCAATTCATTTTTGACTGTGCGCCACATGTTCTCCAGCTCTTCGTTACGCTCTCTTAACTTAGCTATATCCACGATAAGCTCATCACGTTGCTTCTTGCACGCATCACGTTGTTTTCTCATCTTCTTCAACCTAGCTTCCATTACACCTAGTTGGAACCCTGTTTCATAGTTCACTTTCATAACCTCCTCTAAAATAAAGTTAGTTCCTTCTGTTCTTCGTATTCCAAACCATGTTGCTTTATATATATTTCGAGCTCTTCAGCAGTATCAAATGTCTTTTTAACACTTTTCCAACCTGGCACGATATGCCCATGAAAGTAATAAGTGCCGTTTACTACATGGATATGTGCCACTCGTTCGTTATCTTGATACAGATATCTCTTAGATCCAAAGAATTGATTTAGGTATTCTTTGCGTGCGTTATCTGTCATGATCTACTTCTTAACTTTCACGAATATGTCGTTTTCCATCAGGTAGCACGCATAACGTCCTCTTGGATGCACTTGTGGCACATTAAACAAATGTGGCTTCTTTCTTCTTAGCTCAGCCTCTTTACGTCGTTGCCTAGCCATTTCACGTTCTTTGCTCTCTCGCTCCATGATTTTGGATAACACAATTTCTTTATACTCAGCTAAGCGCATACCATAAGGTGCATGTAAGGCTTCTAACAACGCCCAGCCACCTCGTACTCTTTTTGCAACCATTCCTGGAGTTAAACCATTCTTTTTTATCAATTCATTTTCATGTTCGGTAAATTTATATGGTTTACCGTTAATCTTTACGATACTCATTTATTCCACCTCTGTATTTATCCTGTGTTAAAATTTTTAAAGCTCATGTTTTTTTCTCCGGATGTTATTTATCCTAAAAAGTATTAGTGTGTCTTTTTGGTCGTTTTTCGCCCTATATTCACGAGCACTAATGACCAAAAGCTCTTTTTGCTCTCTCAGATAATTCTTGTCGTCGCTCTTCAGACATTAATTTTCTAAAACCTATTGCGCTTTTAGGTAGTTTCGCCCTAACCAATACCGCAGTCCCAGATTCTAATCGTTCCAATACCTCTACATCATCGCCGTACAACTTTGTCATTCTAGTAATATGTGTCGGTACCGATGAGTAAGCAATCCATTCTTGATTTTCGTAATCATAGTTCAATGTCGTTTCTCGGTCTTCTCTTGAATAACCGTCGCTTACAGTTTTTGTTTCTTTGGTAATTCTTGCCATTTATTCCACCTCTATATTTACGTTTCTAATTTTTAAATTGTCATACTCTAGTATTTCGTTAGGATTGTTATATAAGTAATCTGCCAGCGCATCTTTTTCGTTATCCACATCACCAAAATGCTTATATTCAACTTCTGTAGGTATTCTTATATCAATCGTTGCGTTTATATATGCTTGTTGTTGCATTAGATCACTTCATTTCTCTTTTGCGTTCTCGTCTTGCTTTAATTAATTCCTCGTAAGTAATCCATGTTTTGCCTGTGTACTTAGGTGCTTTACATATCCACGTTAAATTCACATCTCTATACTGATATCTGAATATCTTCGCTTTGATGTTGGCAACTTCAGTCGCCTTACCTTTAACATCTAAAACTTCGACCAGTTTGCCATCCTTCCACAAAGAGAAATCAGCTATATACGTAATCGGTCTTTGTTTCCCAAATTTAGGTTGTAGTTCGAATTTCGGTTGTATTTCGATACGATCATAGTTAGTGCCATTCATATTACTTTCTAAATATTGGTAATATTCACACTCTACTTTGCTATCAAATACAATTCCTTTGTACTCAACTTTCTTAGCGTTGTATTTACTCATCGTCCACCTCTAAATATCAAATATCGTTGCTTGTAAACCTAGCTCTTGCTCATATAGAAGTCCGTGAGCGCCTTTAAATCGTTTTAGGTCACTATCAGTCATAATTTTCTTTTCGTCGCTGAAATGGGCTCCTGTGAGCGAATAAACTTCATTCTCATTCTCTTTATACTTGATGACCTTAATATCTTCTGTGCCATCTTCTCGGTATAAGTAATATTTTTCTTTCGGCATTTTTAACACTCCTTAATATTCGACGATAGCGGGGCGTGTATGACGTTCTGCAAGTTTTTGGATAAATAGGTCATATAACTTATTTTCATCGCCCTGTGCCTCGTCTATGAGTTTCTGAGCGTACATATCTGAACACTCAAGTTTAATTTTCAAAAATTCTTTGGTTACCATGCGTCTCGCTCCCTGAAATCGTCTCCGATTACTCTTACTTTTCTTGCATTGTGTTTCATTCTTGAATTGATACGTTGCCAGTTCATATTTTGATTTAGTTCTTTATCACTAAAGTTAGTTGTAAAGATGTTGTTTTTACCTACTCTGTTATCAACAATGCTGAAAAGTTTATTTAAAGTGTGCTCTGTGTTTTCTACACCCATATCATCTAGTACAAGTAAATCAATATCACTTAGCAATCTGACTAGCTCGTCTGTAGTCTCTACTGCATTTTTGTTGTATGTCGCTTTGATACGATCCATCAACATTGGTATGTGCATAAAAGCAACCGTATGCCCTTTAGCTTTAACTGCTTTTGCGATAGCGTATGCTAGGTGGCTTTTACCAGTTCCGTATGAACCTTGCAATATTAATGATTTTGGCTCTTTTGTAGAGAAGCCTTGAACATACTCTATTGCTGTTTGTTTAGCGTGTACTTGTTTTTCATTTTGTGGCTTGTAGTTTTTGACTGTTGCATCTCTTAAAGACGGATTAACGTTTGATTGATTGAATATGTTGTTTATCTTCCGTTGCTTGTTTCGCTTATATTCCTCATAGATTTCACATTTGCAACCGTCTTTATACTCGTAACCATTCGGGTGTTTTTTAGTAGGAGCAAACTTATATAAGTCGTATTCACTTCCACATCTCTCACATTTCAATCCTTTTTCGACATGAGTAGGTTGATATTTTTTCAAGCTTTCGTTTATCTTTTCGCTGAATAGTGGTTTCATAATATCCCCCTAATCCCAATAACTTTCGTCGTACTTCATGCGTTCCAATTGATTCGTGCCAGTTGGTTGTATTTTTTGATTGAGGTACCCCTCAAATTTACTGCCAAAAAGTGTTTCTGGTCTAAGGTATTTATCGCTATCCGTGTTTAACCATTCAGCTGTTTTGATATCAATCACCTTTTTAAAATCCTCCAACCTAAAATCTTGATTCCATCTTGCTTTAATAAAATCTTTTGTTTTAGCTGTATTATGTTTAAAATGCTTTCCTGCTTTTTTATTTAAGTATTCGATAATTTCTTTATAGGGAATGGAAGACACCGTCGGGTTGCCCGACAATATACTTCCTTCATTATTAGTATTGTTATTATTAGTTAAATCATTATTAGTACTATTATTATTAGTAGTATGCGATTTACCATTAACGGTTTTTCCATTGTTGGTTTTACCGTTAACGGTTTTTCCAACGTTGGAAAATCGAATGTGGTGCGGTTGCTCATATACTAAGTACTCATAACCATTTAACCTACCACTTTTATCACGTTTTCTACTACGTTGAATGTATCCAATTTCTTCCAGTTCCTTGATTCCACTCTTTAAACCGCTAAGTCCATCAGTTGAATGTTGCTCTAGTTCTGTTTCGTAAATTTGCCAGTTATCAGGTCGACTTAACAAATAAAGTAGAATACCTTTAGCCTTCCAACTTATATTAGAATCATGTATAAAATCTTTGTGTACTGTGACAAAGTTACCTGATTCTTTGTAAACTCTAAATGTTGCCATTTCGTTATCTCCTTTCTGGTATAATTTTGTTATCGCTACTGCGTTAGATTGGGGGTGAATAAAATATGGAAAAACCTTATATGTTAACATATGATTTAAACTCACCCGGACAAAAATATGAGGAATTGAGAAATGTTATAAAAAAGGAAATTTCTAATGGTCATTGCAATTATTGGAAATCTTCATTTTTATTCCGTTCTTCTTTATCAACTTCAGAAATGATAGAAAAGTTGAAACCTTATCTCGATTCTGGAGATAAGCTGTTTGTTACAGAAATAGTCAATAACAAACAAGGGTGGTTAACAAAAGAACAATGGGATTTTATCAACCATAATATTTTTATTTAGGTTCTTTTATTGAATCTTTTGTTATATCAGGAAAACCTTTAGAATCCTCAGGGGTAAATTTTTTAATTTTTTTAGCGCTTCTAATCTCTTCCGCCAAGATGACGATTAGGAGTGCTATTTTTATTATTCTTAGTCTATTCATTCCTTTTTCTCTCCTTTCAGCATTTTATTGAGCCTCTCATCAACTTTTATCCACGAGTCATGCAATTGATATTTATCATCAAATGACTTAACACCAATCGCATGTTGCTCGTTATGATGTTCGCGACATAACGCTAATACATGTTTGTCGTAGTGATTCATCTTGTTTCTGTTCATGCCTCTACCTACTGCTTCGTAATGCGCTAGGTCAGCGTGAGGCTTTCCGCATATTACACAGTTGCGGTTAACAGTTGACCAGTATAAGAATGATTTATCTTGTTTCAGTAGATTACTCGTTTTGTAGCTAAGTGGTATGTCATTGTAGAACGTCCAGTCAAGCGTTGCTTCAATGATTTGACTTGCTTGTGTTCTCGTACAATTACTTAGCGAAATACGTTCATCATAGCCGTAGTACGTTCTTACAAACTCGATGAACATATGTCTCATATAGTCCATTGGTTGACCTGTATGTTCTTCTATGTCTTTGACAAGCGCGAATATTTTTCGACGTTGCTTGCCGGTAATTTGAAACGGATCTATAACGTTTACATCTACTTCTACATCAAACCCGTTATCAAGTAGTAATGTTTCTTTATTGCCTAATTCAACATCAGAGATGACAACTGTTGTTGTGCCGTCGTCTTGAGTGATATAACTAGTAATTTTCGGCATTTAATCATTCCAATCAGAACGGTAAGTCATCATCAGTAATCGCAGTGGTATTATCAAAAGGATTATTACCAGTTTGAGTTTGTCTTTGTTGATGATAATTGTTGTTTGGTTGTTGGTTGTTATTCTTCGGTTCTAAGAATTGAACACTGTCCGCTACTACTTCTGTCACAAATACACGTTGCCCGACTTTATTTTCGTAGCTACGTGTTTGTAGTCGCCCGTCTACACCTGCCAGCGACCCTTTAGAAAGGTAGTTTTTAACATTTTCAGCTTGTTTCTTGAACACTACTACGTTTATAAAATCTGCTTCACGCTCGCCTTGAGCATTCGTGAATGTTCTGTTTACTGCCAATGTGAATGTACCTACATTTACGCCATTTGGCGCGCTTCTTAATTCTGGGTCTTTTGTTAAGCGTCCTACTAATACTGCTCTGTTTAACATTATTGTTTCTCCTCACTATCCAATTGTTTTAATCCCGCATCTAATTTTTGGTGTGCTTCTGCGATTTGTTTTTGACTTAATTTATTAATGTTAGATATTTTTAGCCATCTCATCGTTTTATCGATAGTTGCATCTCGCCCTTTTTCTTGAGATAAGTTCACGAACTGATTGATACGCTCTTCTAATTCTGTAATATCGTTGTCACTTGCACTTGGTAGTTCCTCGCCGTTGTAGATATATAAGCCTAAACCGTGTAAAGCCGAAGCTTTAACAAAACATCGTTTTTGCGCTTTGTTAATATCGAAAGTTGTTGCACTACCTTTAGCAAGCGATTTATTTCTAAAGTCCAATACTGGAAGCCACTCAGTCTCTGTACTATCTTTCACAGTCACAGATACCTGTACAAAATAGCCTTCTGGTGTAGCCAAATAAGGTACAAAATAATTTTCTGTGTTAATATCTGGATGTGGAAACTCGTGTACTTTTACTGTGTAGTTTGGGTCAATCTTTTTCAGCTCTTGGTGTGCATATGACCATGCTAGATAAGTTAATCCATTTTTTTGTTCTGTATGATCATTCACGTTTTTACTGTTCAACTGTTCAAATAATGTTTGTTCAGTCATGTTCTACCTCCTCGTACTCAATAGTTTCTGTCACTGTTTTCTTGATTGCTTTGTGATAATCCATATTGATACTCGCTTCTTCCATACCGTTAAACTCCCTAGCTCTATTTCTATTTGTGGAGTAACTAATATCTGAATTGTTATCGGTTGGTTTGTTAGTTATATAAATTGGCATATCCCTATGACGAATGATATAAGTTACAGTCTGCTTCATAGCGACCTCCTACCATCTCATGACTAAGTTAATTAGTCTGTCCTGTTCGTCTGTGTTCTCTTCAATCCATTCATCTATTGCTTGGTTGAATAAGTCTGATGCCATATCTAAGTCATTCTCATCTACGACATAAGCATGTTTAATTGGTACATTGTTCATATCTTTAACTTGTATTGATATGCCCATATGACCTTTTAAAATGAATAGCTTAAAATCGAATCCGTTAACATGAATATTTTTGCGTATGATTTCGCCTATTTCGTAATACATTGTTTTAGTCCTCCTTGTCGTCATCAATACCGAGAAATTTTTGTGATTTACACATTTGGAGAACATTGACAATGTCTTTATAACTCTTAGTGCTATCCAATAAGGAAGCAAGATCGAAAGTATGACCAATCACAGAATTTGAACCTGCTAAATAATCTCCGTCGATAACTCCTATTGATGAGAAAAGCAAAATATCAAATTTACTTTCTCCCTTAATTTCTTTCGCTAATTCATACAATTCTCCGCTTTTTTCAGATAATAAGTCTTTTATTTCGTCCTGAGTCATGTCTTTATAATTTTTAGTCATAGTTGACTTCCTCCTTGTTTCGTTTTATATTTAACTTGAAATTTTTCTTAAGTACTTGATACTGTTACTTGTTGGCGCAAGTAGCAGTTTTTTTTATTCTTCATAAAAGTATTCCTTATAAAATATGAATGTCGCTATGCTTGCGAATCCTGCAATTGACCACGCTGTGGTGAAGTATAGAAACGGCATGAGTACAATCGCTAAGACTGTGAAGCACAGTACTGCTAATAGGTAGCTTTTATAAATGTTACTCATTTTCTTTTTTCAACTCCTCCATTATTCTCTGGTCTGATAAGTCGTGATAAGGGAATTTTTTCCTAGCTAATTGGACTGGTATTCTGCCTCGTATCGCAATGTATCCTTCATCTTCAAGCTCTTTATTCAGTTCTCTTATTATTTGTCCTGCTTTGGATTTAGAAACAGATAAAATTACCGCAAGTTCTTTAGCTTGCAAACTATTTTTCATCATATCTTTTCCTCCTTTAAAATAACTGTTGATTCTCTGGGTTATCTGCTTCGTAATTATCTGCAATAATACTTTTAGCGAAAAAGTCCAAACTGACCTTATATAGGTTGTTCATAGATTTCTTTACGTTAACCCCTTCCTCAAGTACATAAGGCACCCTAAAATCATTTATAAACAGTCCGTTTTCGTCTAAAGTAACGGTTGGTAATTCAGGTTTGTTCCGTCTATAAACTTCTCCTAGTGTAGGTTTTTGCTTTTCAGCTTGTTTAGTGAAGTCGGAAAATGCCTTAAGTAGTTTTATTCCTGAATCAGGATCACTGTGTCGCTCAATCGTTTCTGCTGTAGACTCTTTACTAAAATCATTCCGATTGATTACAGGCTTTCTCGTATTTCGTTCAATCTTCCAAACCTTCCACGTCACAACTGCCATTGTGATGAGGAGGGTTGTTTTATATAGTGTGTTCATTGATAATTCCTCCTATTAAGTTGTTTGTTCAATTGTGTGTTATTCTTCTTCGTCTAAATCAAAGTGCTGTTCGATTTGGTCAATTGCCCACTCAATCATTGATTCAAGGTGTTTCTCTCTGTCGACTTCGTAAGTGTGCTCAATCTCGCCTGCATATGTCACAGTAAGAGTATCTTTGTGTGTGTATGTTTGACTTTTGTTTTCTTTAACTGCATAAAGTGTTAATACTATATTGTTTAGCTTTTCTTTTTGTTCTGGTGTCATTTACGCTCCCCCTAAATTAGCTTCATAACCGAATTCAGTCATGATTTCATGTATTTTCAATCTGCCTTTTTGTGTCCATCTAGTTTGTAAAACTGTGTCTTCTCTGCCATCAGAACGCACAATTGTTATAGTGTCTGAATCTGTGTAACTCTTGCCCATGTGTTCTGAGTAAAGCACCCACTGTTTATTTACTTTTCGTTGTAGTCTAGCTTCGTGTAGTAGTTTGTTTAACTTTTGTGCTGATATACCGTAGTCTGCCGCGATTTGAGTTGTGGCTAATGTGCCAGTTGACTTTAAGATTTCATCTACATAGTCTGCTTTGGGTTTTAGTTCTCCGATTTCTTGTTGTAAAAGTAAGTTTTGCTCTTTTTCTTTCTTATACTCAGTCAACACTGTAATGATGTAGTCTGGATCTTTTAATGTTTGTTCAAT